CAACTTGTCAAGGATAAAGATTTACCAAATCTTACTTACATGAAACTTAAATAATTCCTTATAAATAACACAGTAAGGAGTCTAACTATGTCTGAAAATTATTTTATGGGTCTTGATGGTTTTGTTTGGTTTACTGGTGTTATAGAGGATAGAAACGATCCAGATGCTTTGGGTCGTGTTCGTGTACGTTGTCTTGGATTTCACACAGAAGATTTAACAGACATTCCTACAAAAGATTTACCATGGGCTACTGTTATGGCTCCAACGACAAATCCGTCTATGCAGGGATTAGGTAATACTCCATCTTTTCTAGTTGAGGGAACATGGGTGGTAGGCTTCTTTGCAGACGCAAAAGATAAACAACAACCTATTGTTATTGGAAGTCTGCCTGGCAAACCAAATGAACTTCCAAATCCAGCTAAAGGTTTTAATGATCCTCGTAGTCCTTATAGTGAACAACCAGAATATGCTGGAACTCCAACATATGGGCCATATCCAGTAGATGGATTTGAAGTAGACATGCCATCAGGCCATGACTTAGGAGAATCAGATACAAGCAGACTTGCACAAGGAGAAATGTCAGAATCACATGACTTACTTATAGCAAGAAGAACAAATAGACAAACTGAAGTTCAAACTGCAACACAACCATATCTTCCCACAGTATCAGATGAAGCAGTACAAGAAGATCGTGGAAAGTTTGATGAACCGCATCCAAAAGATATTGATTACAATAACGAAGATGGAGATGACTATGGAATATATCGCTCTGGTCTTTATCCATACAATCATGTTTTTGAATCTGAGTCTGGACATCTTACAGAAGTAGATGACACACCTGGCGGGGAAAGAACTTTTCGTTCACATAGTTCTGGAACATATGAGGAAGTAATTGCAGATGGTAGTAAGACAGTTAAAGTTATTGGTGATAATTGTGAAATTATTATGGGTGGTTCTAACGTATACATTGAGGGTGCTGTAAATTTAACTATTGGCGGTACTGTTCGTCATCTTGTAAAAGGTGATTATCATTTAGAGGTAGAGGGAAACTATACACAAAAAATAGGTAAGAACTTTAGAAGAAAAGTTGGGTATGGTGAGTCTGGTGGAAATGTTGAAGAAGAAATAAATGGTAGTCATGCATTTAATATTACTGAAAATGTAAAAGGTCGTATTGGTGCAGATGTTGATGTAACTACAGAGGGTAATGAACAAAGAATAAACAATGGTAAATTTAAATTAGTTGCAAAGAGTGATATCTTTGCAGCAACAACTGGTGGTAAGCTTACACTTAATGCAATTGATAATGTTTCAATAGATACTGTATCTGGTATTATGGCAATCAAATCAGGTACAACATTAAATATGAAATCTGCAACAAAAATGACAATCACTTCAGAAGCAGATATTGATATGGATTCTGGCGGTGGTTCAGCAACAGCAACAAATAGTGTTAATATTAACAATGGTTCAAAAGGTGCTGCTCGTCTTGATGATACTGTGGATACTGGCGATGATCCAGCAGGTGTATCTGGTTCAGATGGTTCTAATAAAATTGAGTCTGCGTCAGCGACTGTATTCATAGGAGATTAAGAATGGCAAATTTCAATATTCCAAATCTATGTGGTGCAAGTCCAGAACTTAATGCAGCATCATTAAAGATTGAAAGTTTAGAAAATGAGATTACAGCAAAATTAGATGCAGCTGCATCAGATGCAGCTGCAGCATTTAACACAGCATTAACTGATGTAAAAGCTGGACTTGATGGACTTGCATTAGATTTACCAGAAGTACCAAATGTAAATTTTCAATCAGAACTTACAAGTCTTATTAATGACATTGATAAAACCACAATAGAAGGCATCGCAGCTTTTAATAATAAACTAGCAGAACTTGAAAAAGATTTTGGAAATACACTTAAAGAAAAAGGTTTAGGACTAGATAAACTTGTTACAGATGCCACATCAAAATTAGCAACAGGTGGTGATGTATGTGCACTTGCACCAAACATAGAAATACCTGCAGCAAATTCTGGAACTGGAGTTACTACAGAAGAAGTTGAAGATAGAGTTAGCAATGCTGCCACACTTACCTTATCAAAAACACCTAAAGAAATTTTAGAGGTTCAAGGTAAAAAGACCAATCAAAGTTTTTTTACAAATATAAATTATTCACTTAATGGTAAGATTATAGTTCCAAAAGCAACTGGAACTTATTTAGAATTAAAAGCAAAATACATTATAACACTTATCAAAGAGAAACCAGTAGAAGTTAAACAAGCTTTGGTGCCACCAGAGAAAGAGGCTGTTTCAGTTATCTCCGCAAATACAGATGCAGTAAGTAGAAAATCAGAATTTAAAATAAATAATTTAATAAAAAAATTAGATAGTTTAACAGCCCTTAATCTTCCAACAGAAAAAATAAATGCAGATATAACTAAAGCAACTGATGCAATTAAATCAGACAGTTTTAAAGCAAAGATGGAAGCAGATTTAGCTCTTGCAGCTGAAGAACGAAAAAAACTTTTTGCTGACCCACTTAATTATAAACCCATAACAGTTCCATCTGGATCAGTAGGAGAAAAACAAAAAGTAATTGAAGTTACAACGCCAGAGGTTCAAAATACTGTAAAAGTTGAAACTGTAACTAAACCAAATCCAGTTACAAAACAAGTGGAAACTGTGAAAGTAAAGAAAACTGAAAAATCAACAATATCAATTAAAGGTATTGCAATGAGAAAGGTTACAGTTGCTGAATGGTTTCATACAAAAGATTTAACTCCAACTTTAGCTAAAAGGAAAGGTTCAAAACTAGTTGATGATATGACAAAACTTACATTAAAACAACAACCTTATACAATTTTAGCTGTTCGTGGAAGACCTTACTATGGTGAGAAAAAAGAAAGGAGAGGGTTTAAGTTCTATGCTTATGATAACCCAAATGAATATGGTGGTGATGATTATGGTGTTAAATATGTAATAGATGGTAAAGACCCAAAGTTAATTGAACTTTCACAACAAGTGTATGATGATGGGGAAAAACAAGCAAACCCAGCAAACATGACTATAATGAGAGTTAAGTATATCGTTTTAGAAAAATTAGACCCAAATTTTAAAGGATAATCGTTATAAATAAAACAAAGATGAGGAGTCTTCAAATTGGCCTTATATGACGCTGCAACACAAAATACTTCTAGTAGAAATGCTAGACAGTACACAGACCTAGATTTATTCTTTGGTAAGAAATCTTCTAACTCTGATATACAAGATATAACTGATGTTAAAGCTGTGAAGCGTTCTATTCGTAATCTGGTATTACTTAATCATTACGAAAAACCTTTTCACCCAGAGATTGCATCTGGTGTTAGAGATATGTTGTTTGAACTTATGACTCCAATTACAGCACAAATACTTGCAAGAAAAATAGAAGATGTAATTAATAACTTTGAACCAAGAGCAAGATTGGTTGGAGTTACAGCAATTCCAAACCTAGATAAAAATGCTTATGAAGTATCTATAGAATTTTATGTCGTGAATACCCCTACTGAATTAGTTGACTTATCAGTTATGTTAGAGAGATTACGATAATGGCAGTAAATGATAAAAGATTAAAAGTTACAGAACTTGACTTTGATAATATTAAAGATAACTTAAAAGTTTTTCTTAAAAATCAAAATCAATTTAAAGACTATGACTTTGAGGGTTCTGGTATGAACATACTTCTTGATACCCTTGCATACAATACACACTATCTAGCATACAATACTAACATGGTTGCAAATGAAATGTTTTTAGATAGTTCAAGTTTACGATCTAGTGCAGTATCTCATGCTAAGACTTTAGGATATGAGGTGAGTTCTGCACGAGCACCTATAGCAACTGTTAATGTAGTATTATCTACTAATGCATCTACAAAGACAATGCCTGCAGGAACTGCTTTTACTGCTTCTGTTGATGGAACTAATTATCAGTTTGTAACTATCTCTGATGTTACTGCCAGTAATGTTGGTAGTGCTGTTAATTTTGATTCTACTAATATTTATGAGGGAACGTATGTTACCACAAAGTATATTGTAGACTCTAGTGATATTGACCAGAGATTTATTCTTACAGACCCACGCTCTGATACATCAACTCTTACTGTTAAAGTTCAAACATCAACCACAGATACTACAACTACAACTTATACAAAAGCAACAGATATATCACAACTCTCTGCTTCTAGCACAGTTTATTTTTTACAAGAAGTAGAGGCAGGAAGATTTGAAGTTTACTTTGGAGATGGTGTTGTAAGTGGTGGTTTATCAGATGGTAATATTGTTACAATGCAATATGTGGTTTCAAATAAAACAGCTGCAAATGGTGCTACTACATTTTCATCGCCAACTTCTATAGATAGTGTAACTGGAGTTACTGTGACTACTGTTGCATCTGCAACAGGTGGTGCAGAACCAGAAAGTATTAATTCTATAAAATTAAATGCACCATTAGATTATGCAGCTCAAGGTAGAGCAGTTACCACAAGTGATTACAAAACTTATGTAAGAAGACTATTTGCGAATACACAAGCAATTTCAGTTTGGGGTGGCGAAGATGGAAGCTATGATACAAGTACAGGAGTGAGTTCAACTCCAGAGTATGGTAAAGTTTTTATTTCTATTAAATCTACTACAGGTAATAATTTAACAGATACACAAAAAACTAATTTAGTGAATGATTTAAATTCATTTAAAGTTTCTTCTGTTACTCCAGTAATTGTTGATGCAGAAACTACAACACTAATACTGAATACAACTATACAATATGATTCAAGTGCTACAACACAATCTGCTTCAGATTTAACATCTTTAGTAAATACAACAATTTCAAATTATAACACTTCAGAGCTTCAAACATTTAATGCTCCTTTTAGACATTCAAAACTTTTAGGTTTGATTGATAATTCAGATACAGCTATATTAAATAACACCACAACTGTAACTATGGCTAAACTATTTACTCCAGAAATATCAACTTCCAAAAACTATAATTTAAATTTTAATAATAAATTTTATAACCCACACTCTGGTCACAATTCCGTAGGTGGTGGTGTTATTGCATCAACTGGATTTTATTTAAACGGAGTTACAACTACTAAATATTTTTTTGATGATGATGGTGCGGACAATCTTAGAATTTATAGTATCGTATCTGGAGAAAGAGTTTATCTTAATTCAACTGCAGGAACTGTAGATTATGTAAATGGAACTATTTCAATAAATGCAGTAATTATTACAGCTGTTGCTGAAGTTGATAATTCATCTTCATCACAAATTCGTGTAACTGCTATTCCAAATTCATATGATGTTACTCCTGTAAGAAATCAAATACTTGAAATAGATTTAACAAATACACAGATAGCTGCAGGAGTTGATGCTACTGCTACAACTGGAGTTGGATACACAACCACCACAAGCACTGCTGGTACTACAACAACAAATGTATCATCAACTTCATCAACACCATCTAGTTCGGCGTATTAATAAATGGCAGACCAATCAAAATTTACTAAAAAGGTATCACCCCTTATAGAAGGGCAGGTGCCTGATTTTGTTCAAGCAGACCACCCAGTATTTGTGAATTTTGTAAAAGACTATTTTCAGTTTTTAGAAGCTGGTCGTTTAACTCTTACACAGACGATAAATTATGTTGTTCAAGAAACTGCAAGTACATCATATATTTTAGATGAAACTGATGGTGAGAGAATTGTTACAGAGATTGGGGAGGGCACTCTTGGCCAATTTGTTGTTGGTGAAACTGTAACTGGTGGAACATCAAAAGCAACAGCAAAAGTTGTTGTAGAAGATTCTAGAAATACATACCTCTATATTACTGGTCAACAAAAATTTGCTAATGGCGAAACAATAACTGGTGGAACTTCTAATTCTACTGCAACTATTGTTGAGTATCGTGGAAACCCTATACAAAACATTCAACAGATGCTTGAATATGCAAATGTAGATAATACTCTTTTTGATTTCTTAGACCAAATGCGAGATCAGTTTATGGTTTCTATACCAGAAAATTTAGCTTCTGGAGTTGATAAAAGAAAATTAATAAAAAATATTAAAGACTTATATGCTTCTAAAGGAAGTTCTGAAGGCCACAAATTATTTATGAGAATGTTGTTAGGGGAAAATTCTGAAATTTTTTATCCTAACGAATATATGATGAGATTGTCTCAGGCCGAATGGTCAACACAAACATCAATTAGAGTTACTCCAATAGGTGGTGCTTCTGGAGATGAAGTTGTAAATCAATTGATTACTGGGAGTTCGTCTGGAGCAACAGCTATCGTTGAAAGTGCTGTTACTACACAACAACAAAATGAAAATTTTAATGACTCTGTTACATCACTTCAAATATCAAATGTAGTTGGTGTATTTACTGATGGTGAAACAGTTACTGCAACATCTACAGAAAGAGATGTAACAGTAAATTTTACAGTAAAGGGTATTGTTGCTGATACTACTGTAACAAATGATGGTATTCTTCACTCTGATACAGAGTCGATTGCAATGGAAGTAGTAGGTAATGCATTTGCAACTGTAGTTGTTAATGGTATTTCAGAGGGTTCTGTAAGTGAAGTAATTGTTGATGATGTTGGAACTGGTTACGAAGTTGGGGATACTATAGGCTTCACTGCTAACTCTTTAGATGAGTCTACTTCTGATTCAACTGGTTTTGTAAGTATGGTTGGTGGAGGTATTCTCCAAGAGGGAATAACCTCTGATACTATTCTTATCGAAGATGCAACTACTACACATTTAGAAGAATTTAAAATAGCTTTAGAAACTACTGAAAGTGACAGTTTTCTTGGAGATGGAACAACTGCAACATTTTCTTTTACTAATGTAAATGGTGTAACTGATGGCCCTCTTTATATAACATTTGATGATGTAGTATTTCCACAATTTAAAAAAGATGGCTCTACTCAATGGACTGTTTCTATAACACAAATAATTTTTTCAGAGGCTCCAGATGATAGAGTAAAAATTTATATTCGTGGTCAAAATGTTGACTTTTTACTTTTAAATGCAACAGATGTTGTTGGAGCAACATCAATAGATGCTGGACATAATATTCTTACTAATACTGTCGTAGAAAAAATAGACACTCACACCACATCTACAGACCAAATAGTTTTAGAGTTTGATACTTTTGAAGATGTTGAATCAGCATCTACTGAAGCTGGTTCAATTCAAAAAGTTTTTATATCTGATGGAGGGGGTGGTTATACTAAACTACCAACTGTAAGTGTTTCAGAAACTACTAGCGGTTCTGGAACTAAATTAATTTCTACAACTACAAATATTGGTGCAGCTAAATCTATGAAAATTACAGATAGTGGATTTAGATATACAACCTCTAATCCACCTGACGCTGTATTTAGAGCTCACTTTGTTCTAAAGGATATAACTGGAACTTTTTCACCAGAGGCTTCACTAACAACTCATACTGGAGTTGTCAAAGGTTGGGATAGTACAACTCAAGTTCTTGATACCACTTTTGAAAATGTCATAAGACTTCAGCAAGAACAAGCTGGAACATTCAATGAGGGTATACAACTAGAACAAGGTAATCTTGAACATATGCCAAGTGGAGTATTACTTGAAGATGAACAAGATTTTGATGATGGTGAAAATATTATTTTGAATGGAACTGGAACATCAACTCCAGCTGCACAAACAATTATATTTAAAGTTAAAGTAATTTATGACACTACTTTAGAACAAAATATATTTTACATTCAAGATGAAGCAAAACCTATACTAACTTTATATGAGGGAAATACTTATTATTTTGATTTATCTGATAGTTCACTTTATGGAACAACCTCTATAATAAATCATCAACTTAAATTTTCTACCACCTCTGGTGGAACTCATAATAGCGGTGTTGAATACACAGTAGGAGTTACAACTTCAGCTGCAACAATTGAAGTAGGAACTACTGGTGCATATATTCAAATAGTTGTGGCTGAGAACGCGCCAAGATTATATTATTATTGTGTTAATCATAATGGAATGGGAAACCAAGCAAACACAAGTCAATATGTTACTACAGTAGACAACGAGGGTGGAGCTGTAATATTTGATTCTACAGACCATGGCCCAAATATTGCAAACATAAGTTTAGAGGATGGTGTTGTTGGTAGGAAAGATACTGATGTAATATTACTTGAAGATAATAGCGGTACAATATTTTTAGAGGAAACAATCATTGGCCAACTTGCAGATGTTGGTGATAATCTTTTAATTGATAGATATAGAGAAAATAAAAATGCTGGTTCACAGTTTATACTTTTAGAAGAAGATGGAGGTGGTAAATTATCGACAGAAGATTTTGGTAATCAATTAATTCTTAATGGAACTGATGCATCGAGTACTGATGCTATGGGTCAGATTGTATTAGCAGATGAAACTGGTGCGGGTAATATCATATTAAATGCAACTGATAGTTCTTCTACTGATGCAGATGGTGATATAATAAATGAGAGTCCTATTGATTTTTCAAATCAAGATGTTACTATCACAGATTCTGGCGGTGCAAGTGGAACAATCGTTACTGCGGATATTGCAACTGGAACAACTTCTGTTGCAACAACATCAACTACTGCTGGACAATACGATAAAATTAGTCATAGACTTGGTGAAGATTTAGTTCGTATTCAAGACTCTTATTATTATCAAGATTATTCATATGAAGTTCAAATTGGCCAATCTTTTGCAAGTTATATAAACGAGATGAAGAAAGCAGTTCACCCAGCTGGTTTCCAACCATTTGGTAGAGTTACACTTGCAACATTAGTATCTGCACAAATAGGTACTGCTGCAGCTGGTGTCGCAGCATATACTGGTGACGATACATTCTCACCAATTCTTGCATCTACACTACAAACAATATTTGCACAAACATTACAATCTAGGTTAGAAACTATTGTTCCTATGGAAATAGGTAATAGAGATGAAAAGATAATTCAAGAAGATGGAGTATTGCCAGGCGATAACTTAGTGCTTGATGCATCAGCAGCTAGTACTGATGTTGGAGATAATATTTTATTTGAAGATGGACAGGGAATGGATTTGGAAGATGGTTTCCATATGACAGGAGATGCTTTCTTATATGAGATAAACACTAGAACCCATGATGATTTCACAACTGCTGGAACTGGAACTGGTGGTGGTAGAATGATGAGTGAAAAATCTCACGCACCATCTGGTAAAGGAGATAGAATTGTAGTCAAAGAATTTGTTACAAAAATCACTGCAAGACCTACTCCAAAACTAGTAAGAAATTTATTAATTTACTTGGCAGAAACACCTTTTGGAAATGAAAATGGTGGAGATGGTATAGCACTTGAAAGTACAGCTTCAGTATTTGACACAGGTAATTTATTACTTGATGGAACTTTACCTTTAGACCAGACCACTACATTTACAGAACTTGAAAGAAATACAATAGGAGATAATATATTATTAGATGGAACATCTTCATCTGCAGCTGATTCTGGAGATAGTTTACTATTAGAAGATGGTTTTGTTCTTGTATTAGAAAGAGAATCTTTAGGTGTAGATGGGGAAACATTTAGAATATTAGGTGAAGATGATGATGGTTCTAAAACCTCTAGAATATTACAAGAGGGTGGAGAGTGGAACTTCCCACTTAACTTTGCTTCTAATATAGGTGACCATATTATATTAGATGGGAATAATAATAATGAAGAAACAATTCCAATATCAGATATTGGTCATTTTCAATTTAGTGATATTTTAAGAAAAGAAAAGTTTATTATCAATGATGGTAAAACAAATAGATTTGATATCAATGCTGGTGAAGATACTGGAATACAAATGGAAGATGCAGGTCAATTGATATTAGAAGATGGATTTCATTTAGTCCAAGAAACTACAAAAAGAAATAGATTTGATTTGGAAATAAATGGAGCTCTAGTTGTAGAAGATTTTGATACTATATCAACTATTGAGTTACTACTAGATGAAAATGAAGATAATATAATTTTTGAAGACTATACTGAAAACTCTTTTTGGGGAAGTAGAGGTCTTGGAAATGTAACTAACTTTGGAATTAAATTAGAATATGGTGAGGGCACAATATTATTAGATAGTCATGGTGGAGATACAAGTATTGATTTAGGTGGAGGCGACCAATTATTACTTGAAGAAGATTTTACAATCCCAACTTCCGTAGCTCTCGAAACCACAAACAAAATAATAAGCAAAGGTCAAATACCTCTTAGAAATTTCTCACTAAATAGTAATGAAATTTTACGAGGTTATGATCCAATAGTAAGGTCTGCAGATGTTAATGTTAGAAGCACTGGTGAAATAGTATTAGAAGATGCTACAGATGCAACAAATAGTAATACTGATTACTTACTAGAAGAAACAAATGGAGATAATTTAGATTTAGAGGGTGCTACTGGTCTAACAGTCTAACAACTTGTATAAATAAAGTAAAGGTGTAAAAATGTCGGCAATTATTACAGAAAAATTTAGACAACATAATGCGAATCAGTTTCATGAGTCTTTCACAGAAACCTCTGGGAACTCGTATTATTTGTTTTTAGGAAAAGCAACTGGGTTTACCACAGCAACAACTGGTGGTTCAGATAGTACTCCCCCAACGCCAGGGGATAATCCACAAGATGAATTTAGAGCTTGGGATTCAATGTTGGCTGCAAAAAATATTGGTAGTAGTGATATTAAATTTGCAATTCCTCGTAGAAACTGGTCAAATGGTTCAACATTTGATATGTATCAACACAACTACACATCATCTAATACAACAACATCTAGTGCATCTAATCTTTATGACTCAACATTTTATTTTGTAACCTCTGATTTTAGAGTGTATAAAGTACTTGACAATAATGGTGGAACAGCATATAGTGGTGCAGAACCAACATCAACATCAACAGCTCCGTTTGCTCTTGGTGGCTACATTTTAAAATTTATGTTTACAATTTCACAATCAGATATTTCAAAGTTTGTTACCACAGATTTTATTCCTGTTGCAACTGATACTACAGTTTCAGATGCAGCCACAGATGGTAAGATTGAAACACTTAAAGTTACTGCTGGTTCTGGTTATACAAACGGAACTTATTATGCAGCTGTCTATGGAGATGGAACATCTGCTGGAACATCTTCTGGTGCTATTGTAAGAATAACAGTTGCTAATAATGCTATTGCATCTTTTGGTTTAACTGCAGGAACTGACACTACTATGCATGCAGGTGGAGCTGGTTATACATTTGGTTATGTTAATCTTGGTACAGGGTTTACATTTTCAGACACCGCATTAAGTTCAGCATCTTCTATTGGCAGTGGTTCTGGTGGAGCAATCGAAGTTATTATTAGTCCAGATGGTGGTCATGGTAATAATGCAATAACAGAATTGGGTGGTCATTATATAATGGCTGCTATTACAATCACACAAGCTGAAGATGATAATTTTACAACTGGAAATGATTTTAGGGCAGTAGGTATTGTGGCCGACCCACTACTTATTGGAACATCAACAGTTGCAACTGCATCTACATTCAGACAAACCTATGTTGTGAAGATGGCGTCCTCTAGTGGAACATTTGAAGCAGATGAAGTAATTTCACAAGCAACAACTGGTGCACTTGGTAAAGTTGTAGAATGGGATTCTACACTAAGTTTACTTTATTACCAACAAGAAAGTTATAAAGGTTTTGGTACTAATGTTACTAATGGTGGGTATGTTGCATTTAGTGGAGCAAACCTTATTACTGGTGGAACATCTGGTGCAACTGGAACACCATCTACCGACACCGAATCTGTAACTCTTGCAAATAGTACAACACTTACATTGACTACTGGTTATGCAACTCCAGAGCTTCAAGAGTATAGTGGTAATATTATTTACTTAGAAAACAGAAAACCTATTCAACGAGCTTCTGACCAGACAGAAGACATTAAAGTTATAATTGAGTTCTAAATATGGCACAACTTACAAATCTAAATGTATCACCTTACTATGATGATTTTGACAAGACTGACGATTTTCATAGAGTATTATTTCGCCCTGGCTTTGCAATTCAAGCTAGAGAACTAACAACACTCCAATCAATACTACAAAACCAAATAGAGCAACATGGTTCACATATGTTCAAAGATGGAACTGTTGTTATCCCTGGCCAAGTATCTTATTCAGATGCGTATTACTCTCTTGCTTTAGAGTCAACATTTGGCGGAGAGGATATTAACGTAAGTCAATTTTACAATGCAACATCTCCAGTATTATTAACTGGAGCAACTTCTGGTGTTAAAGCACAAGTTGTAGGATTTGCAGCGGGAACTACAACAACACAACCTTATCTTTATGTGCAATATGTTCAAACTGGTGATGATAAAACATCAGATAGATTTTTAGATAGTGAGAATATTTCAGCTGATGTTACGATAACTCACACGACTTCTTATGCTGCAGCCGTTGCATCTGCCACAACATTTTCATCAAGTGCAGCTGGAGTAGGGTCTGCTGTTACAGTTGAGGAAGGTGTATATTTTGTTCGTGGACAATTTGTCAGAAATTCAAAACAGACTGTAGTATTAAGTAACACTTCAAATACAACCACATCTAGAGTTGGTTTTACAATTACAGAAACAATAGCTACTCCAGAGAATGATGCATCTCTTACTGATAACGCAACTGGTTCAAATAACTATGCAGCCAAAGGTGCACACCGACTAAAAATTACTTTAACTCTTTCTAAATTAGATATTGATTCTATTGCAGATTCAAATTTTATAGAATTAATTAGAACTACCTCTGGTAGAGTTACACATGAAGCAAGGTCTACTGATTATGCTGTACTTGGAGAAACTCTTGCCCGAAGAACTTATGATGAGTCTGGTGATTATACTGTAAGACCATTTCAATTTGAAATTAGAGAGTCATTAGATAATGATTATAAAAATGAAACCTTTGAAGGAGTTTATGGTTCTTCTACTGCGACTACTGATGATGGTAATACAGCATCTGAAGATAAATTATCAATTTCAATTACGCCCGGCAAGGCTTACATTAAAGGTTATGAAGTTGAAAAGATTGCAACCACTTTTAAAGATTTAAATAAAGCAAGAAGCTTTGATACAGTCAATGCTGGTATTACTACTTTTGAAATGGGTAATTTTGCTTTTGTGACAAACGTATTTAACATGCCAGATATCTCAAGTATATCTGGTGAAACTACACCTTATAAAGAAGTACAACTATTTACAGACTTTACTTCAACTAGAGGTTCATCTTCTGGTTATCAGATTGGTGTTGCTAGAGCAAGAGCTATGGAGTTCTTTTCTGGAACACAAGGTGCAACTGATGCTCAATATAAATTATTCTTATTTGATGTAAGAATGTTTACTTACATTACTCTAAGTGGTGTTGCAGCTCCCACACTCGTTGCAACTCATACATCTGGCGGAGTTCAAGTTAAAGGTGTTACTTCTGGAGCAACTGGATTTTTATATTCTTCAAACTATGGTGGTACTGGAACACAAACTCGTTTTGCACTTACAAATGTTATTGGAACTTTTGCAAAAGGTGAAAAGATTACTGCGTCATCAGACACTAATACTGATAAAATAGTAGAAAATTCTGATAACACAGATTTGACTATTGCAGATATCTCTGGTTCACATGATGCAATTGTATCACATAAATTTGAAGAAGCAAGACAAGTTTTTGGAGAACTAGGAACTACAGATTTTACTGCTGATTTAGTTATGGCACTTGTTGATGATGATGGTAAAATGATACTTGATGGTACAGATGCAAACGCTGTAGATGCAAACAGTAAATTAAAAGATGATGATGGTTCTTCAAATGTAGGTCTAGAACCTATTAGAGTTGCAAGATTAATTGAACCAGAGAAAAATGTATCTATATTTAAAATGCCTAAGTCTCCAGTTAAGACACAGTTAACAGCCACAAACTCTGGTGCAAGTGATACGCAATTTACTGTTCGTAGACAATTTATTGGAACAACAAACTCGTCTGGTGCAGTAACATTTACTGCAGGAACAAATGAAACCTTTGGTGCATTTGCATCTGTAGACTATATGTTAACTATTATAGATGCTGGTGGTGGAACTGGCGTAGCTGGAGATATTGTTTTATTGAATGATACAAAAGTAAGTGGAGAGGGTGGTTCTTCAATCACTATAACAGATAGTACAATTTTAGGTGCTACAGCTAAAGTAAAAGTAATTGCAACGATTACAAGAACAAGTGTACAAGGAAAAATTAAAACTACAAATCTGTCTAAACAATTACAGGTATTGTCAGCTGATGATGATGGTGCATATGGTATAAGAGCTACAGATAATGAAATATCTCTTGGTCGTGCAGATGTATTTAAACTTCAAGCAGTCTTTGACTCACAGTCAACTGGCGATATAACCCAAGAAGCAAATAAACCTGTAACTCCAAAACTAACAATAACAAGTATTGTTGGAACTTTTGTAAGAGGTGAAAGAATAACTGGTTCGTCTACTAATGCAAGAGCAAGAATTATTGATACATCAAGTCCTATGTCATATGTATTAGAAGATGGATTCGGTGCAACTGATTTCTCAACTGCTGATACAATTACTGGTGCCTCATCTGGTGCAACTGCAACTGTCAATGCAGTGACAGCAGGTAGTGAAGTTATAACTTCAAGATTTACTTTAGATACTGGACAAAGAGATAACTTTTATGATATTGCAAGGATAGTTAGAAAGCCAGGTGCAGCTGCACCTTTAGGACATTTACTTATTGTTTATGATTATTTTTCACATGGCGCTGGAGATGCATTTACAGTAGATTCATATAGCTCTGTTGGTGGCCAAATGCAATATGATGATATACCAGTATACTCTGCCACTAGAACTGACCCAGATAGTGCAGAACCTGCTGGTGAATTTGCACTTGCGGATAGTTATGATTTTAGACCAACTGCAGAAGATGCAGCTGGTACTTCAACCACACTTTCAGTTGTAGATACACTAAGTGCAACAGATAGTACTTTTAATTTTGAAAACAGACAGTTTGATGGTATTGGTGCTGTAACTGTAGACATGCCAAAACCAGCTTCAAATTTACAATCAGATTTTGAATTTTATCTACCATATAGAGCTTCATTATTTATTACAAATACTGGAGAGTTTAAAGTTTTAGAGGGAACATCAGCTGAAGACCCAACTGAACCTAAAGATTTAGACAATGCATTGAAACTTGCAAGTATGTTTGTTCCAGCATTTACATTTAATCCAAGAAATGTTGCTGTTATAAGATATAAAACTCAAAGATTTACTATGAGAGATATTGGTAGAATTAAAGATAGACTTGAAACTGTTGAGTCTCTTACCGCACTTTCTTTATTGGAGAGAGATGCAGAGTCCTTTGAAATTCAAGATTCAAATGGACTTAATCGTTTTAAGTCTGGATTTGTTGTAGATAACTTTGCTGGACATAGGGTTGGTGATACAATTAATCCTGATTATGAAATTGCAATAGACCCAGAAAAGAATGAATTAAGACCAAAATGTGTTTTAAGAAATGTTGAATTAATAGAAGAAGCAACTACAGATACTCTAAGAACAGCTGCTGGTTATCAAAAAACTGGTGACTTAATTATCTTACCATATACTCATACAACTCTTGCTGACCAACCATATGCAACAAGAATTGAAAATGTTCAACCATATATTACTGCACAATGGGTCGGTCAAATTGTACTAAGTCCAGCTAGTGATAACTGGTTTGAAACAGAATTTGCACCAGACCTCATTATTAATGTTGAGGGTAATTTTAATTCAGTATTAGCAGCAAATCAAAATGCACTAGGAACTATTTGGAACTCATGGGAAACTCAATGGAGTGGTGTTGTAAACACAAGAGTCGCTGGTAGATTTAATAGAGATTTTAGTTTTACTGGTAACGGAATGATTTTCGATAGAATAGAAAGAACTGTACAAACTAGTAGAACAGATTTGCGTAGAACTGGTTTACACACAGAAGTAATAGAAAATGTAGTAGAAGAATCACAAGGTAATAAAGTTATATCTAGAGCTATGATACCTTTTATTAGACCAAGAGTTATAACTTTTATTGGAGTTGGTTTTCTACCTAATACAAGATTATATCCTTTCTTTGATGGCAGAGATGTTAGTGCTTATGTAACCCCTGGCGCAACAACTTACACAACAGATACTACAATTGTTGCTGGTTCTCCTTTGATTACAACCTCTGCGGGAAAGGTTGAGGGAACTTTTAGTATACCAGATTATAAATTTAAAGGTCAATCTAATATACCAAGATTTAGAACTGGTGAGGTTGAATTTAGACTTACCTCTAGTTCAATAAACACTAGAGCTGGAGTTGCTGGGCAAAGTTCAGATGCAACTACTGCAGGTCAAACTACATATCAAGCTCAAGGTATTTTAGAAACAGAACAAGAGACTATCATTGCAACAAGAAATGCAATTGTCGTACAAACAAGTATGTCACAAACAACATCAACAACTTCCTCAACTACAAGAGATAGAGTTGTCGGCCAAGGGTTTAGACAAATAATTCAAGAAGATGGAAATGATGATCCACTAGCTCAAACATTTATTTCAAATGATGAAAATGGTTGTTTTCTAACTAAGATTGATTTATTCTTTCAAGCAAAAGATAATAATCTTCCTGCATGGGTAGAAATACGAAATGTCATTAATGGATATCCTGGCGCTAAAATTCTACCATTTGGTAGAAAACTATTAGACTCGTCTGAAATTAATCTTTCAGAAAATGGAGCAACTGCTACTACATTTACTTTTGACTCACCAGTTTATATACAAGGGGGAACAGAATATTGTGTGGTAGTAAGAACGAATAGTTTAAACTATAGACTTTGGATTGCTCAGATGAATGAACTTGAAGTAAGTGGTTCAAATAGAGTCGTATCCAAACAACCACATCTAGGAGTTTTATTTAAATCTCAAAATAATAGAACTTGGAACTCTGTGCAATCACAAGATATGAAATTTAAATTGTACAAGGCTGCTTTTTCTGTAGCTGCAGGAACTTGTACATTAACTAATGGATTTATAGGTGACTCAGTATCAGCAGAAGATGGTGATACAGTATATGGTCGAAGATTACAACAAAATCCAATTAAGTTAACAAACAGTTCAACTGTTATGAAAATTACTCATGTAGATCATGGTATGTATAGCACATCAAATAATGTTACAATTACAGGAGTTTCTTCTGGTATATCAACTACATTAAATAGTGCAATTACATCAACAGCTAATTCATTGACACTTTCTTCTGGAACAAATTTTGCTGCAAGTAATGATTCATCTTTAATATATTTAAAAATTGGAAATGAAATTATATCTGGTTCTTTACAAGGAGATGGTGTTACAGTTAATAGTTTGACAAGAAGTGTCGAAGATGGTGCAGCAGCCTCCCATGCAAATGCAGCAACAGTAGAACTTTATCAATTGTTTGGAACACCACTTACACAAATCAATAAGACTTTCGCAGCTATTGCAAATATTGAAATTGACTCTTATACTGTTTCACTTTCAACTGCACCAACTGTTACTGGTAGTTCTACAGAGGTTGATGCTGGTGGAATTAGTGTATATGCAACTGAAAATTATAGATTTGAAGAAATTAAAACAAATTTATCTACACTAGAATTACCAAATACTACAATATCCGCAACACTTAAAAAGACAACTGCTACAAGTCCTAGTGGTACTGAAACTTCTTTTATAACAGATACTAATTTTAGTTCAGTTCCTTTAGGGGAAAATTTTAGATTTAATTCTAGTTCTATAGTTTGTTCTAATATAAATGAAACAAACGAACTTGCAAGTGCTAAATCGTTTTTAATGAATGTTGCAATGTCAACCACAGACGTTAATGTAAGTCCAATAATTGATACTGATAGATTGTCAGCTACATTAATTGCAAATAGAATTAATAATATAGATAGTAATTCTGATGTATTTCCTACTACAGATTATAATCCAAGTACAGACCCATTTGGAGATGATAATGTTGCAATTTATATTACCAAAAAAATTGCTCTTGAAAATCCAGCAACATCAATAAAATGTTTTTTTGCTGGACATAAAAAGACTACTGCAGAATTTAAAGTTCTATTTAAAATCTTACGTTCAGACCAATCAGAAGACTTTGATGACATTGGTTATGAGTTTTTTAATACAACTGGTATACCAGATAAAACAATAGCTGCATCTCTAGACCAAGAGGATTTTCAAGATTATGTTTATTCTGCAGGTGTAACTGATGATGGTATTGGTGAACCACTTCCAGAATTTGCTCAATTTGCAATTAAGATAGTGATGCAAGGTACAGATGCGGCTAATCCACCACGAATTAAAGATTTAAGAGTTATAGCGTTGGCGACATAAAATGACAGAATTTTTAAAAGTAAAAGGACATAATGATTTAGCAAGAGATACAAACTCTGGTGCTATTATAAATCGTAATCGTAGTGCTTATGAAATGGCGAAAAGACGAGCTGCAGAAGCACAAAAACAAAGAGATGAGATTCGTAGTGCAACAAGAGAGATAAATACTTTAAAGTGTGAAATACACGAAATTAAAGATATGTTAACAATTTTATTGGATAGAAAATAATGACGATATCATCTTCAGAAGTTACAACCTCAGCAACTCTAGAACAGTTCAGAGTTGAATTTAATAATTTAGTTTCAGACGTAAAGGGTTTGGAATCTGGTGCTGCTAGTTTCAGTAATATCGAAATTAAAGAAGATGGTGGTCTTACTTTTGAGGGTGCAACAAATGATAATTTTGAAACTCTTATAACAGTTACAGACCCTACTGCTGATCGGACTATCACATTTCCAGATGCAACTGGTACTGTTCTTATGACTGGAACAACTATAGATGGGGCAAACACATCTTTGTCTTTTGGAGATAGTTCAAGTAGTGCTGATGCTCGTTTGCAATTTGGTGCTAGTCAAGATATGCAACTATACCATGATGGTAGTAATTCATTTATTGATAATAATGTTGGTGCATTAAGAATAGCAACAGCAACCTCTGGGATTGCAGTAACAATTGGACACACAACTTCAGAGGTTACAATTGGTGATAACTTAAATATAACTGGAACACTCTCACTAGGGGGAACAGCAATTACAAAAACAGCAGCTCAAATTAATCTGTCTGCGTCTACAGGATTAGCAACCGCCATGGCAGTTGCATTATAAATAGTATAAAGGAAAAAACATGGCACAAGATTTTGAACGAAATATTGCAAGGAATGTAGGAACATCTGCATCAACAATTTTTACTGCAGATAGTGATGATGCCGTAGTAGGAATTAATGTAGCTAATGTAACTACATCACAAATTAAAATAAGTGTATTTGTAACTGTTAGTAGTGATGACCATTATCTTGTAAAAGATGCTCCTGTTCCAGCTTCATCAGCAATACAAATATTAGATGGTGGTGCAAAATTTGTTTTACAATCTGGGGATGCATTAAAGGTTCAATCAGATACAGCTAGTTCAGCTGATGTGTGGTTATCAAGAGTTGACACAATTAGTGAATAGGAGTAATTAATGCCATATGTAGGAACAAGTCTTGCTACTAATT